TTTATACAGCTTGTCGTTCTTAGCTCTAACTTGGGCAGTTATATTTGACTCAGCTAGCTTCTTAGCATTTGCTGCGCTACCTGCTGTGTCTGTAGAGGCGCTCGATGTAGCACCTGCTAATAAGCTAGTATCTACATAACCAGTAATAGCACCAAAATCACCCGATACGCTAGGCTTGCTAACAACACCTGTACTGGAATTAGCCCCAGTGTATCCGCCCTTGCCGTCAGAGATTACGATGTGATTATCGCCAAGGACTACGACGCCATCTCCGGCTTTAGGTGTATATCCATCGCCTGCATCATGCCATGCGCCAGCAGCTCTTGCTGCATCCATGATAGATGGAACATACCGAGGTACATCCTTACCAAATGCTTGAAGTACAGAGTCGGAGAATAGCTTGCCGCAATCTGTTGCCCATGTACCATCTGCACCTAACTCGTATGCCTTCCCTAGTTGCTCATTAGCTGCATTTAATACACTTACGGCTTCGCCAGTAGCGCTTCCGCCCAGTCCTGAAACGGAACGGATGATGTCACGGATATTCTTATTATTGGATTCATACTGATTCTTAGCTGTTAACTTATCAATTTCGTATTGACTGCCGTCAATTTGTAGGCTTTGTAAAGTAAGTGACCGATACAAATCAGCCATGCGTTCCACTGCACTCGTCAACTTTTCAGCTGCTTGTTGAGCTTTCTTTGCAGCCTGTTCTTGGGCTTTGGCAGCTTTCGCTGCCTCTTCATTCGCCTTATTGATAGCCTCGGTATTGGTTAGGCCTCCACCGTTAGCAAGGTCCTCTTTTGCTTTTGCGAGTTCCTCATCGAGTTTCGCTTTTGCAGCATCCGCCTCTTCTTTTTGCTTCAAAGCCGCATCGATTCTAGCGCCTTCTTCTTTTGTAGCTAAGCGGTCATTCTTCACAAGTCCGAGCCACGCGCTATCCTCAATCCAATATCGAGTATCATGTGATTCCCTAAACTTATCAGACAGGCCTGTTGTTGAGTTCGTATTCTTGTGAATACGTTTACCGTCAACTTCAACGCCTAAATATGAACCAGCTGTTTTAGATGCATATGCCGCATCAAGAATCGCTTTACCTGCAAGCCCAGCTACAGTAGCTAATGTTACCCAAGGGCCAGCTGCAGCAAGTGTGGCCAATCGCATAAATCCGAGTGCACTGGTTAGCGACCTCATGACTATGATCACTGCACTGGCTTCAGCACCGAATTTAACAATTCCGCCGATAGCTTCCTTTTGCTCAGCGGTCATTGACTCAAATTCCTTAGCTACATCTAGCACACCCTTTGCGTAGTCATTAAACACCGGAACTAACTCATGGCCGATGGATACTGCAAGGCGTTTTCCGGTGTTTTCTAAATCTTTTAACTCCCGATTTAGTTTTGCGGATTTGGCTGCAGTCTCGTCGTCGATGATAAGTCCCATTGCTTTGGCACGTTCGGCCACTTTGTCCATCTGTTCGGCGGACATGTTGAGCATGGCGTGCATTTGGTAACCAGTACGTCCAAAGAGTTCCATTTCGACACGAGTCTTTTCAGCCCCGTCTTTCATGCCTCTTAGGCGTTCCTGTATCATTTTGAATACTTCAACAGTATTCTTACCCTTGATATCTTCAAGTGTGTAGCCTAATTTACTAAAGATATCGGTACCGAGTTTACCCTCTGCCCGAGCGACTTCCATTTTCTCTTTGGCCGCTCCGACGTTCTTTGAAAACTTAGCAAATGCACCAGCGCTATCTTCCATAGCAACGCCCATATAATTCGCCACTGCTAATAATTCGCTGGTTTCTTTTGCCGTAGCACCGGTAATCCCTGATAATTTTTTAACGGCTACATCCCATTGAATAGCCTCTTTGGCAAGTTTGGCACCGATGCCTACTACACCAACACCGGCACCTATCGCCATGAGGTCATTCTTCATTTTGCCAAGGGCAGATTTGGCGCCTTCAGCACTAGCTGTAATTTTCTTGAGTCCGGCTTCCGTATTCTTATCGGTCAGCTGAACAACAATATCAATTAAATTATTGGCCATCCTTGTGCGCCACCTCCAATTCTTTAGCTTCTAATAATACAAGTAGATCGATAAGGTGTGGTAGTGGCTCGATGCCGTAAGCCTTCGCCACTTCTAACACCGCTGGCATATCGAATCCTGCAATGCCGCCTGAATGCCACCGTCGCTGCATACGACTAGCGTTGTATACTCGCATTGCTTGTCTCGTTCCATCTAATTGGTGCGGGGAATTGAACTCACACTCCGAGCAGTCAAAATTCTGTTTAGTCTCGCGTTGCATCTTGATGCAATCAGAGCAGTATTTTGGTTTGTCAGAGTTGAGCCAACTCCACGCATCAATTAGTTTTTTTCGATTTCAGCCTTTTTTTCGTGCGTAAAACGCATCGTATCAAGCGCAATTTCCATAAGATCATTGTCAGGTGCTGCGTTGATTTCATCTTCAGTTAGACCATAGATGTGTTGCATAATCCATTGTGCGAGCTCACGGGAACGCAATAAACGTTCTGTGTCCGGTGCTTCCTCCGGAACAGGGGTATACAATGGGTCCAAACCAGATTTAATTAATTCGCCACGTTCAGCGAATGTTAAGCCTCTTACTTGAATATCTTCAAATGCCATATTGGCACCTCCTAGTATTGTTCTTGATTATTAACTAATGTAATGATGGATGCAGAACGACCAGAATCTGCACGATAGTACGCCTTGAATGGCAATTCAATATTGACGCCACGAGGACCGTCGATGCCCGGAGATTGCCGTTCATATACAAGTTCAGGCAACTTGAATGTAAGCGACCAGTCATCTTGTTCAAGTCGCAATTCCAAGCTAGACTCTGTGCCGTTAACCGCTTTATTCAATAGGTCCTTATTTTGGAAGAACGCCTTAATCGTCCCGGAAATTGACACAATACCTGGGTCGATGTATGTTCTAAAGCCTTTACCGCCGATAGCGTAAGAATCACCATCCAAGCCAAAATCAAAATTGATATCGCAACTTAGAATATTGGCTACAGTAACGCCACCCTCTTTGATAGTCGCGTTAAGATTTTGGAACGGTAAGAAATTTACCGCCTTGGCTGCAGCATCGAATGTAGTAGCCGCTAATGTTTCCTTGCAGCCCATTACATCCACAGATGCCGTAAGTTCGGAGTCACCGCCAAACTTAAAGCCTAATTTACTAACTCGAACCCCAGCGAATTGCTGGAATACGTTAACATCAGGGTATCCCTGTTCAATAGTTAATGACGGCATTGTGTTACCGATTTTAAACACGTGCTCAGACTTCTTATTTGGCGCTTGGCCAGTTGTATTAGAAGTCGGTTGCCCGAATGCAGCTTTTAGCCAGTATCCGATGTCAATAACACCAACAGGCACGGTTAAACTTCCGGACGTGTCAATGTTGCCACGGAATGGCGCTGCAGGATTACGATCGCCACGGATTACGGTGGAATCGTTTAAATTTTGACTAGCTTTCACAGAGCTAGAAATGATTGGCGTGATTACACCGCCAGTGGATGGCGTTGTACCAAAATCCGCCTCAAACGCAATCGCCACATGGGACTGAGAACCCTGTGCACGTTTCGCTGTTGCCATATGCATTTCCTCCTTTAATATTCAATATTCCCGCCAATTACATGCGGAATTTCTATAGTAGCTGTTAAGCGTCCAGTGAATACTGGGCGCCAATTCATTGAGTCTAATTCATAATCAATGCCGATTACCGGAAAGGCTGGATTCACCTTGCAAATGCATTCGATGATTAACTGCCCTAGATTATCCGATTCAAGCGCTCCGTCATATCGAATGATATTCTTAACGCGAGTTGCACCTTTATGGACAATACCCCATACAATCATTAACGAGTATGTGTAGGTATCCGCAAGCCCTTCGTTCTTATTACTCGGTAGTAATATGATGCACGGGCAATCTTCTTCAAGCGGTGCATCGACATCGTCGTAGCCGACATACAGTTGCGCT